TTGTGACATTGCTGACACAGCAGCGGCTGTTACGTTTTGTAAGATGTTAGGGTCTATACCATTTTGTGAATCTGACACACCTGTACGTCTTGCTTGTACGCCATCGAGGTATTCAAGCATTGGGAATGATCCAGATGTAGTAGGTTGTACAGTTAATGGTACAATAGCGTTAGGATTCTTCATTCTAACTACGCCACCTGCTGTAGATGTGAGTAAATCATCAAGATTTACCTGTCCTTCTACTGCACCAACACGATAATTATTTGTTAAGTAGAGGTTATCCAACATTTGTCTTAAAACAGTAGACTTAATCAGTTGTAAATCTAGTGCACGATCAGCTAAAGACTGTCCGTAGAACTTATGTGGGATAGGAATTGGGCAAAGTGAGTGGAATGGGATGTAATCACACTCCATATCTTCTAAAACTTCGTTAGAAGCGTAAACAACACGTCTTAATTCAGCAATGCCATCATTATTGTAGTCAACTTTTATGTAACATTCGTAAACTTCTACGACTTCCATAGATTCATCTTGTGAACCCATGCTGTTAGGTTGTTCACCACGAGAGTAACGAGCAATTCTGTCTGGACTAAACTCTAAAGTATCACCAGATTGTAGAGTTTCAACAATATCTTTCTTGAATCCCATTGCAATTAACTCTGAACGAGTCATCATTCTGCGATGAGCTACAAATGGTGAGTCTTGAATAGTTCTAGCACGTTTAGAAATAAGAAATTCTTCTGGTGGTACGTTTTCAACAACCACACGACCATCTTTTTTAGTGCGTTTTACTTTAACTTTGTGTTCACGAGTAATATTTTGGAATACTTGACCTGTCATTGGGTCAGTGACTTCGTTAATTTCTTCTTCTGTTTCTTGTGCTACGACCTCTAGATCTTCGTCTTGCATAAGCATCATGAGATCATCGTCACTTAAGTTTTCATAAGTTTCTTTATTAACGTCAATCTTTTCATCCCAATACGCTTTTACAATACCAGTTTTTTGTAATAGTGCGTCTTTAAACCAATTATGTAGAATTAAGAAGCCATCATTATCACGATAGAATACCCAGTTACAATATTCTGTTGCTTGTTGTGCAAAAGGTTCGTCACCATCGTTTACAGGTTGAAATTCAACTACACCGTCTGTAGATGTAAATACACGAATAAGTTGAGGTAATGCTCCGTCTACAACTTCTGCTACTTCACCAGTAACAATTTGTGATTTACCTTCTACTTCGTTACCATAAGGCTCACGAAGATAGTATTCAAGTGCTTCTTGACGTTCTGCAACTGTGTCTGTTTCAACATAGCCAATAGAATCATCAATTTCAGACTCGATAATGCTTTTTAATTTGTTAATATCCATTAAACTATCCATTTAGTGTTTACGTTAATAGGTTTATTCCACTCTTCTGCTGGACTCTCATCCAAGCCTGTTGCTAGGTATCTAAATGCGTCAGCAGCATGTGATGACCAATCGTGTAATGGTCTATCATGGAATACAGCTCTTTTTTCATCATAGTGTCTACGATAGTTACGAAGAGCATCTAAACCTTGTTTTGCTTTTGGGTCAAACCAACATCTAGGAATTATTCTTCTTACTGCTTGTATGCCATCAGCAACATTGAGGCGAGGAGCAGTCACAATATTGAGACCTGCATCTTCTAAAGTTTCCCTACGAGATTTGCCTGTGCCTAATTCTCTTACCTCCACGTCATGTGGAAGTATGTGAGTAAAATGTGCATAGTCGTTATCTCTTAACCATGACACATAATAATCTAATCCTTGACCATGATTTTCCATATAATCAATAAGTCTTATTTCTTTGCCTGTAAGCTGGGCTACCCATATAGCTGTAGAATCAGACATACCCAAGTCCCATGCTGTGTAATTACGACACAAGTCATCACGAGGTATTTCCGTCATGTGTGCTTTTTCTTCTATTTCATTTATAAGTTTAGAGTAGTAAGATCCTTCTACAGGAGAGTTAAAATTACACTCAAACTCTTGCATAAACTTATCTTCACCCATTTCAAGGCGGGCTGCTGTTAATTCTTGTTCGTTTAGTAGTTTAGTATCTGAAGATTTAAACTCTAATAATTTCCATCCTTGTCCTTCAGCGGCTCTATCTCGCAACCCTCTAAAGTGATTGTTGCCTTTGGGTGTACCCATAGCAACGCAGAAACCTAGTCGGTCTGTCAACGCAGGTCGGATGATGTCACTGAAGACGGATGGATTGATATTACCTACTTCGTCTATAACTGCACCATCGAGGTAAATACCACGAAGTGAGTCTGGGTTATCTGCACCATAAAGTGAGATACGTCTACCCATAAAGTCTACACGAAGTTCAGCAATGTTTACTTTAGCACCTAGAGGTCTTGTATAGTTTACAAGATAGTCCCATGCAATACGTTTAGATTGATTATATGTAGGAGCTACATATGCGTATCTAGGTTCTTTTTTTGTACAGGTAAGTGCACTGTGGATCAATTGATTAATAGCAGATACAGTTTTTCCCATACGTCTGTGTGCTACCACTACTACAAACCTATGATCTTTGACTGCATTGTGTATCAGTTTTTGGGGGACTCGTGGTCTATACCCAGTATCTAAAGTTTTTTGCGACTCCATATAGGGTCATCGCCTCCTTGTTATTAAATTACCACTTTACTTTGTTTGCCCAGTAGGCGGCACTCATCTTACCTTTTGCTATGTTTTTAGCGTGTCTTGCTTTAAAAGACTTTGCTCTATCTGTATTTGTTTTGTCACCACTTACACCTTTTTGTCCAAAACGTATAAGCTTTTCTTTGTCGCCAGATTTAGCTAATACAGCGTGTGATTTAGTAGGGTGGCTAGGCGTGGCTTTAGGTTTGTTATAACCAGAGAACGTTTCCTTACCCTTTTTAATCATTTCTTTTTAGCTGTCTTTGCAGACTCTTTAAAAGCTTTAGCTGTAGGTGCACCTTTAGATCCTACCTTACGCATCTTCTCGCCAGAGCCTTGAGCAATACGTTTTTTCTTTGCTGCGATGTTGGCATAAAGTCCAGTTTTAGTAGCCACTCTTCATTCCTTTTTTAGCTGGTTTAGCTGCTACTTTTTTACCTGACTTTTTAGCGTATTCTTTAGCTTCTTTCTTACCTTTTTCTGTGTAAGCAAATTTCTTTTTTCCGACCATTGGCATAACTTTCCCCTTATCTAGATAACATTCTAATGAGTGAATTCAAATCCATAGGTTGTGGTCTGACAGACATACCACCGCCTTGTGGTGCTACGTTAGTCATCGTATTGCCTAGTGGATTTGTTTGTTGGTAGTACGGTACTGCTTGTGGATTAGACATAAAAGCATTTTGTCTAGAGAACTCATCCATTTGTTGTTGCATCATAAGCTGCTTTAATCTTGCAGCTTCAGCTTCTGTAAGTTGACCTACACCAGCCATAGATGGTGATGATTGTCTTAATTTCTCTAAATATTCTAGTAAGCCCATAATAATATCCTATAAAAAATTTGGGTACTGCCGTTTTAAAAAACCTATAAAAACCTTTTCTGTACAAAAAGGGGGTGGGGGTCTAATCTATTCCTGTAACAATCTTAACTTCTACAGGTGTTCCATCAGGGTTACCACTAATCTCATGCTGTGATGTTTCTTTCCACTTGGCACGAGACTTCAACCAGAAGATCATTGCTGTGGTGTTGCCTTCTTTAGCTTGCTTAAACAAAGTCTCTGCTACAGAAGCGTTAGCCTCTATACGACCTTTGTCAAGCTCTTCTTTATAGTACTTGACAAGTGTATCATGTGATATGCCTAGTACGGATGCAATATCTTCATGGCGTGTGCCTACTGTAGATAATGTGTAAACTTTAATTCGGGTGTCCGCATTTGGAAGGTGCGGGGGTCTTCCTTTTCCTACCTTGTTTTCTTCCTTATCTATCGTGTCAATAGGTAAAGCGTCAACAGGTAATAAGGACTTGCTATCCTCTACCATATTATTGACCGCATTGTCAACAGGGTTATTATCTATATCATTCATTACTATGTATTCCTTATATATATACTTGACTTAATAGTCATTAACAATTCATTAACAATTCTTTACAATCTTTTACAATAATAATACTTGACAAGTTATTTAATGGGGATATTATTACATTGTCAATCTTGACAAAACTTAAGGAGACTTACATGAAAGTATCTAATATCGTAAACAATAGAGGCAACATCGTTGCAAACCAATTCATTATACATAATGACAAGGCAACCTTCTTCCAATCCTATAAATCTATTATAGTTAAGATAGAAGACGGGAAGACAATCCTTGACCCTGTTTATTGGAATTATTCAAGGACTACCAGCAAGCATAGATCTACATTCTTAAATGAATCTACCAAAGAGACAGAAAAGAAGATTAAAGAAGGCGTTTACATTCTAGCTAACTTAAATTAGTATAGATGTTATAGGGGGAATTTTAACTGATTCCCTTTTATAACTACGCTTTAATCAAACTTGACAATATAACAGGAGTATTTATCATGATTATATCAAAGAACTATAACGGATCTATTACCATATCAGACATTATTGGTAATGAATACATTAAGCAAACATATTACTTTTACACTATTAAAGACGCTAAAAGAATGTTTAAAGAATACTTGACAACATTATAAACTTATATATCATTAATTATACACTATAGGAGATAACACTATGAAACTATCTATAACAGAACTTAAAGAGATTAAACAACAGATTGACAAAGGCTTGACTTTATGTCTACCTCAATCTATATCATTAAAGCAATACGATAGCATTATTAAACAAATTGACAATTACATCAAAAAGGAGAGTTTACAATGATTAATACCAATATCAGATTTAATGGTTTTTATGACTCTATTCATTCAGATAACATCGATCATGCAATAGATTCTTATTATTCAGATGATAACGGATTCTATGACTATAACCTTATAGCCGATAACATTGACTATAAAACTATTCATAAGGACTATATAGAAGTCTTTACCAATGATTTTAAGTCATGGATTAAAGATAACTATGACCTTGACATCGAATTTAAAGACTTAACTCTTATAAGCCCTCAATACTATAACTATTCAACAGATGTTATCAATTGCAATATATCAGATAAAGACAATGCTTTATTGATGATGACATTTAAACGTGATAAAGACTTTATATCCTATTTGGAGGATAGAACTACTTCTAGAAGTGGTTTTATATCTCATTATACCTTTGGAGAGGCTTTATCAAATAAAGATGACATTCTATCTGATTATATTCTAGAATACCTTGTAAGCAAGTTTGAATCAGAGACCCTTTTCCAACTTGACAATTATGACTTTATATATCAATCTTTACATTAAGGAGATAATGCAATGAATAACTTACTTAAAAACTTTTTAATCTTATTACTAGGCTTTACAAATTTCTATATGTTTTTACTTTTAATCTTATCTTATTAAGGAGAATCAACCATGAAATTATCAGAGATAAAACAGGCTATCGAATCAGGTCATAACGTGCATTGGGTTCATGATGGTTATGATGTTATAAAAGACAAATATGGGTATCTTATATGCTGTAAGCATAATCAATCGTGCATAGGCTTAACACATAGAGATGGAATAACACTCAATGGTAAAGAATCAGAATTCTATATATCTTAAGGAGACTATACAATGAAACGAGTCATAATTACACTTGACATTAAATATAATGAATACGAATGTTCTAGACCTGATTTATGGGACTTTTCAGAACTATTCGACTGCGATAAGGAATTAGTGTCAGTTATAAGTATTCAAGACAATTTACCAATTAAGGAGACTATGTAATGATTAACGAAAACTTTAGTATTGGTTATAACGAGGGTTTAAACGCCCTTGAAAATATATCACTTACTAACGAAAATCCCGATCATGCGATTTTAGCGGGTCTTTTATCATCTATTGCGAATTGCGTCTATTATTATGCACCTAGCGAAAAAGATGCTAACGATCTATTTAAATTCGCTATGGACTATGCAAGGGAAGAAAATGCCAAAATAGGAATGATCTTACCAAAGGAGAATACATAATGACTACAATACAAGAAAAAAGAGAAGAACTTATTAAATATGAAACAGATTGGGCTCTTGAACATATGGACGCTCAAGGATTTACACATTTATGGTCTCATGGGTTCAAAGGCTTTAATAATTACACCGATGAAGAAATAGAAAATAAATATCAATTCACTTTTTTTGACTAGGAGAATAACATGCAAATAGAACTAGACTATATTACAGAGGCTCTACACGCTATCGACCTCAATTTAGAAGATGTCAATAGAGGCATTACACCTAGCGGTTATCTTACAATTAATCAGTATTTAGATGATATGCGATATCAGTTATCAGAACTTAATACTGAAATTTCTAATTTGGAGATTGCATAATGAATACATGCGAACTAGCTACTAATCACGCAATAGACTTCTTTATATCTGATTTAGGAGATAACACTCATAATCAGTTTTATGATGCTTTATGTGACAATGTAATTCCCGATGATGTCTCTATATGGTCACCATTTGAAGATTGTGAAGCCGATGACTTACTAGGACATATTGAAAATTTAGCTTTGTCTTTTATTGCATTTCACAAGGAGGCATCAAAATGACTATAAACATTTTAGAACTAGATCAAGTATGTGATATTACCCAAGAGGTTTACTTTGACATTGTAGACCATTTTGGAATTGCTAAAAAATGTATTGAGCATGACCCTGATATTAAAGACGGCACTCGCAATACTGAATACGGCGAGGAACTCTATAATCTTATTGAGTATGCTATTAAAAACGCTATCGACTATCAAGGAGACTAAAATGTATGTCTTAAACACACAGGAACGCACCATAAAGCGATTTTCTAACAAAGACCTATCCATATGGGTCAATGAGTTAATCAAGTATAATAGAAGCCTTAAAAGCTATCTATTTATGTCTACTAAAAAAGAAGCTACTAATTTTATTAAAAACCAATTAAAAAGGAACTTAAATGGATAGAGATCTAGAAAAGATTCTTGTAGACTTATTATTAGGGTTTGTTTTGCTAGGATTATTGACAATCCTATTTAAAGTAATTGAGTTTACCCTGAAACGATTATTTACGTTTTTTAGGTTTTGACATGCCCGCTTC